GATTGCAGCGGTCATCACAGGAAAGGGTTACGGAATCATAAACTAAGCGGCCATGTGGTATAATCAAGAGTTACAGGCACGGGCAGAGGTGCAATACATATTCCCTGACGGGCGGGTGTTGGACGCATCCAACGCGGACAAGTCGCCCGTTGACGGGTGGGAGTGGCATACCGAGCAGCCTGAGTGGTGGCCTAATGAAGAAACAAGCTATGAGAATGAGTGATTTCGTACACGGGCTAACCGAGCAGCTTTCACCCCTTAAATTCAAGGCCCCATTGATAGCGGCTGTATTTATCGCACCCGTTCTTGAGGCGTTCGGTAAGTTCGTGTTTGACGATTGGCAGTTTCTCATTTTCCTTGCCGTGATGGTTTCGCTGGATACCGTTACGGGAGTTGTAAAGGCTTGGAAACGTGGCGTGGTATCCTCGGACGGGTTCACTGGCGTAATCATTAAGGTGTTCGTTTACGGGGTGTTCGTGATAGTGCTGCACGTCCTTTCTGCATTCAGCGATAAGGAACTTGTGAGGGCCGCTTTTGATTGGGTTGGCACGTTCGGGTACGCTGCCGTTATTGTGCGTGAGAGTATCAGTATAATTGAGAACTTAGGGGCCATAAAGTCGGGCCTTATTCCTGCTTGGATATTGAAGCGGTTGAAGGACTTTGACGAGAACGGACACGGGTAAGTATGGCAGGTTCAGAAGCGAAGTTATCGGGTAAAACGACAATGGAAGCCTTAGCCAAGTGGCCCGAATTGCCGTCTCTGACATTGGCCCGTAAGCTGTTTGAGGACAACCCCGAACTCTACACATCTTTGGAGTCCGCACGGGCGAGCATCCGTTACTATCGCGGCACAATCGGCAAGTATAGCCGCGCAAAGCATCGCATTGAGAAACCCGAACCCGCAAAACACGCAACAGCTATGGGCATTCCTAATCCGTTTTTTCTTCCTGAGTCAGATGAAGTAGAATGGGAACCGTATGTGATACCACCATCGGTTACACGTCTGCTCATCCTGTCCGATGTTCATATACCGTATCATAACGTTGAGGCCGTGACCTTAGCCCTGCAATACGGCAAGGATAAGAACGTTAACGGCATCATGCTGAACGGTGACATTCTCGACTTTTACGGGCTTTCCACCTTTGAGAAAGACCCGCGCAAGCGAAGGTTCTCGGAGGAGTTGGAAATGGGTCGGCAATTCTTGAGGGTGCTGCGAAAGGAGTTTGAGGGCGTGCCGATTTACTACAAACTTGGCAACCATTGCGAACGATACGAACGATACCTGAGAATCAAAGCCCCTGAATTATTGGACGTGTCAGAGTTCCGCTTGGACGTGCTGCTAAAGTTCGGTGAACTTGGGGTTGAGTTGATAGATGACAAGCGCATCGTAAAGTTCGGCAAGTTGAATATCATGCACGGTCACGAATTTGGTAAATCGGTTTTCTCGCCAGTGAACCCTGCGAGGGGGTTGTACATGAGGGGCAAGGAAAATTGCATCGCAGGTCACAACCATCAAACGAGCAGCCACGTTGAACCCTCCATGAACGGTCACGTAGTTAATACGTGGTCAACGGGTTGTCTATGTGAACTGCACCCCGCCTATATGCCTATCAACAAATGGAACTTAGGATTTGCATACGTGGAACGCGAAGAAGGCGAAGGGTTCACGGTTCACAACCATACCATTATTAACGGGCGTGTTAGATGAGCCTCAAGCACGAACAACTCCGCGCCCTGTTCTACACCCGTGAACTACTCCACGACCTTCTGCACCCGTCAACACGGCCTAAGACGGTGGCGGAGACAAAAGCGCGGGTTAAACGATGCCTTAGGCACTTCCCACCATTGGATCGGACGGGCGCGCCTATGTTCTCTCAGGACGGTGTTGAGTGCCTACCTTTGAACGATGGATCGGGCGAACGCGGTTAGGTATTGTCGTGACTGCTGGGACGCTTACAAGCGCATGAGCATAGAAGACTGGCGCAGTTACGCGAACAGCATGGCGGGAACAGCACCCGAAATGTGGAAGATGCAGGCGATGGCATGGATGGAACTTACCTTTGCGCATTGTCGGGCGAACGGTATGTAAGTCATTAACTGCCGTACCGTACCCGATTGAATGAAATTCCATACATTTGCATCGTGTGTTCTGTTTTGGTTTCCCGTGTCATCGCAAGGTGGCACGGGTTTCTTTTTGTACCTTTGCACCGCTGCGATATTGGACTGGGGTGTCCCCGATCGGTCGCAGTTCATCCGTTCCGAACGCCTTAACGCCTCGGACATTAGCCCCGACCGCGCAAGTTGTCGGGGTTTCTTTTTACCTTTGAACCATGAAGAAAGCAACCGCAACCGTCCACCGTAAGCGTCCCCGCGTAAAGTTGGGCAGACACACCAAACACGCGAACAAGCACCGAAAGGCAAAGGCGTACAAAGGGCAGGGGCGTTAATACCCGTAATTCCATAAGAATACCCAAATGAACCGACCTAAATACTTCACCATTCACGAACTTGCCGACCCGTCCATAATCAAAGAGGTGGGCGAAGAGGCAACGTGGGGACAACTTGACCCCCAGATGTTCCCTGCCTTGGACTGGTTGCGCGAAGTGTTCGGGCCGCTAAGAATCAACGGAGGCGGGTACAAGGAATCGGGGCTACGCAGAAAGGACACTAAGACGGGTTCGCCCCGCTCCGCTCATAAGGCGGGACAGGCTTACGATATTAAGCCGATGGATAAGACGGTCACGGTTCGGCAGATGTACGCTTACATCTTAGCTAATGAGGACGTGGCCCTATCCAAAGGCATCACAGAACTTGAGGACATTGCATTCACTCCGACATGGCTGCACGTTAGTTGCCGTCCTCACACGTTGGGCAAGAAGATAAGGATAGTCAAACCATGAGCATCAACGACCGTCCACCATCGCCCCAACTAATCGGGGCAGTCTGCCTACTGATCGGCCTGATTTGGCTGTGCGTGGTGGCGGCAAGTAATTTTCCGTGGCCATGACAACCGAACGCTACATAATAGCAGCCCTTGCCATAGCTTGCATCGCGCTTGCATGGGTAGCCTTTGCCCCCGCACCTGTCACCCCGACCGAAGACCCCGAACGGTGGCGGGTTGAAGAACGGATGAGGATGCGTGAGGCGCAATTAGAGGTTGCGAGGGATAGCATCGTAACCCTGAAAGCCGAAGCGGTCAAATCCAAAGAAACTCCACGTAAGAAACACACCCCTAACCATGAAGATAAACGCAAGAATTGGAGCCTTAGTGATAGCCTGTCTGCTGAACTTGCCCTTAATATCCTCCGCACAAATCTACCTGACTCCGTTAGGGGTGAGGTCGGTCGTATTGCTGAATGATAAGCTGGCCGACTGCGAGGGCCGCGTTACGGTTGCGGAGTATAACCTCGAATTAGAACGCCTCGAATTACGCAGATGGCAGGACGCTTTCACAGCCTCCGAATCCGCTCGGCTACTTGCCGAGGCACAAATCGCAGACGGGGCTAACCTGTCAGACCTCCACCGTGAAAGAGAGATGGTACTGGTGAACGCCCTGGCTAAGTCGGGCAAGGTGACTAAGAGGCGCGAAAGGTTGCTTTGGATAGTCGGCACGGTTGCCGTTATTGAGGCGGCTGTTATCGGGGTTGCTTACGGGTTGAAGTAGCTTATTTAGAATCGTTCTAAATTTCGTTTGCGTGTTGTGGGTATGGGATGCGTTTGTATATTTGCAGCACAAACCAACACAACACACACCATGGCAACAGCAATAAAATCAATTAGAGTAGGAAAGTACAGAGTTTCCGCATTTAGTATGCGGGAATGTTTTAAGTCTAAGCCTGAATACTACGTTCAAGTGTTCTTCACCCGTAGCGGGTTTGGACTTGATGACTACGAGGCACTCGTTGGATATTACCCCGATACCATTACGACTAAGGCGAAAGCCATAAAGATAGCTGAGGCTATTTCAAAAAGCGAAATGGAATATCGCGGTTTTATGGACGCGCAGCAGACATCAATTCCCGATCAACTCGTAACCGCCTAAACCATGCTATCCCAACTCGAATGGGCGTTACCCCAACTCGATAAGACCGTGGCCGCTTCGGTGGCTCACAGAGTCCACACGTTCCTGTTAGCGGGTCAGTCTGCTAACATCGAATGCACTTCGGTACAGCTTGGCTTAATCGCCCGTGACCTTTGCCAACACGTAACCACTAATGAAAGCAACTACTCCCTTACAATTACGGAGGGGGATACCGTTGTGATATTGCAGACACCAATCCAAACCACACAGCAATGAACAAGTCAGAATCAATAACAAAACTCGCAGCCGCATTGTGCAAGTTCCACGGAGCAATGGGCAAGGTAGGCAAGGATAGTGTGAACCCGCACTTCCGCAACAAGTACGCATCGCTCAGTAACATCATTGAGGCGGTCACCCCACACCTCAACGCGGTCGGGCTTACGGTCGTGCAGATGCCAACGGTCGATGGGCTTAATACGTTGCTGCTCCACGAATCGGGCGAATACATCAGTAGCCTGTCTGCCATAGCAAGTAAAGACCCGATGAACCCGCAAGCCGTGGGAAGTGCCATCACATACGCAAGGCGTTACGCATTGGGCGCGGTTCTCTTATTGAACATAGACGAGGACGATGATGCCAACGCAGCGGCAACACCTCCACCTGCTGCACCCGCCAAGCCGAAAGCGTTACCCGCACTAACCCCAGAGGACAGCGACAAATGGGCCAAGGCAATCGCGGCACTATCAACTGGCAGCACGACCATCGAGAAGATCCGCAAGGCGTACACGCTTAGTGAACACCATGAGGCAATGTTGAACCTCGCTAAAGACCTGCAAGAATGAAATCTTTATACCACATCCAAGCCGACTACCTTGCCCTTGCCTCCGCCCTGGAGGTGGGGGAGTTGACACCTGAACTTGAAAGCGCGTTGGCTATCAACGAGCAGGAGTTGCAACAGAAAGCAATAGGCTATGCGTACGTGATCAAGGAATCTGAAGCTAATGTAGATGCCATCGATAACGAGATAGCCCGTCTAATGGCCTTAAAACAGGCCGAAAAGCGCAAGGCCGATGCGTTGAAGTCTGCCATCAGTAACGCTATGCAATTCTACGGAGTGCATGAGGTTAAGACCCCGACCGTTCGACTATCCTTTCGCAAGTCGGAAGGTCTAATCGGTCAGGCCGACAACCTTGCCGATGAGTTTGTAACTTTGATACCCGAACAACGCAAGCCGAACGCAGCTGCTATTAAGGCCGCTATCAAAGAGGGCCGCGAAGTTGAGGGCTACGAAATCGAGACCAGATGGAATCTCCAAATAAAGTAGTAGGCCGACCGTTTCCGAAGGCGTGGATAATAGGTAAGACATTACAGCAAATCACTAACGAAAAACCAAAACCAAAAACCAAATGACAATTACAGGAGTAGTTCACCACGTAGGCCCAGTTGAAACCGTGGGCGATAAGGGATTCACTAAGCGGCTACTAGTCGTTAAAACCGATCAGCAGTATGACAACCTCATCCCCGTGGAGTTGAAAAAGGATAAGACCGCTTTGGCCGATGGGTTGAAGGTCGGGCAGTCCGTAACGGTTCACGTAAATTTAGGAGGGCGCGAATACAACGGCAAGTTCTACCCTTCAATCACAGGGTGGAAAATTGAGGCAAGTGCACCACCTCAGAATCAAAGTGCACCACCTCAAAACGTAAGTGCACCACCTGCCGAAGATGACACAGAGTTGCCCTTCTGACCATCCCAACCGCTAAGGTATGCCCCGACCGTCTAAGGATAGTCGGGGCAAACTTTTTTTAGTGGGTGCGTAGTTTGGTAGATGTTTGTATATTTGCAGCACGTTAAACCAAACACACCATGAATACTTACCACATCATCAAACGCGAAACGGGTTACGGAGTAGCTAAGAGTCTTAACGCCCAAGGGCTGTCCACGTCAACCGTAGTTGACACCGTGGATGGAACACTTGCAGATGCAGGCCGTGCGCTACTCGAAAGGCTACGGGCTAACGAGTTGGACGTTGAGGGCGACACGTACTACTCACATCTCAACAACGGCACAAGGTTCGCAGCGTTCACAGTTGGCGAGTGCCACTGCGAGTGCTACGAATACGATTGTGAGTATATCATTGCAACCGCATAACGCACCCGATGGGGTATAAGGTGGGCGATACTGACCATCTGTATACCCCGTAAGGTATAAAAGACACACCATGCAACACTCAACCACCTTTAACGGCCAACCCGTCCTACTGACTTACGAATCTGACGGTGGATGCCAAGGCGACTACACCACAGCCCCAACGCCTCCGCTCATCGACCTTATCGGGGTTGAGTGGGACGGTAAAGACCTGACCGAACTACTTGGCGGGTCGGAGTTGTGGTGCGAACTGGAAGAACAGCTAAAGACGGAACTGGCATGAAAAGCACAGCGCAAAGATTGAGTGAGGCTTACTCAAGACTGTCGGACGAGAACCACGAAGCTGAAAAGCAACAACTTCGAGAAGCGGCTGCATTGGCAGGGTATTACGGTGGCGTTTCCCTTACGCATTCCTATTATGGTGGACTACCAAAGCCTTCAGAGTACACCTTTCATGCAAGTGTCAACGGAATGATTCGAGGTGAAGCGGGGCAATACTTCGAGGACGAATTGAAGGGGCGCGGAAAAACAGAAATCCCCGTGTCCAACTTTATCGACCTGCTGAAAGACAGCATCGTGGCGTGGAGACTTGAGGGGGATGGGTTTAACCCACACCCTTGGAAGGGGTCAGTTATGTATGAGATTCAACTCTCTGACCGCAAAAGCATATCCATAGTTGACGATGTTGTGACCGCTTGGAATGATGCTGATGAAAACGCTAACATTGGACTTCCGATGAATGGGCTGACAACCTACACCGACCTGCTAACCCTAATCCGTCTAATCGGATGAGAACCGCCTACCTGTTATTCGTCCTCCTCACGCTCCCCCAGCACGACCAACCCGACCGCACCGTACAGAACGCCCCTATCCTAATCGCGAAGGGATGCCCCGATGGGTATAGCGGTGAGGAGTTGAAGTGGGGGTACTACAAGATAACCAAAGAAACCAAATGACACGCACAGAACTTGAGAAACTGACAGA